CCCGCCAGTTGCGTACATCACAACAGTCGGTCTTTACAGCCCAGATAATGAACTTTTGGCAACAGCCAAGCTCTCTGAGCCCTTAAAGAAGGACCCCACGAACGAATTGGGAATTAGAGTACGCTTAGATTACTAACATAAACTATTTACTTATGTTATGCCATATTACAAGTTCAAAGAAACTGACATATTCTACAATCGAATAAAGGCTTACCCGCAAAAAGAGTTCTTAATTTACAACTCTTCGGTTTTTATCGACAATCAGTCTAATATTAGTGGTGCCTTCACGGGAACTATCCCTGTCGGATATACTGGCTCTGTAAGCTTGTATGAACTGAATGTAGATCGCGTCTCGTCAAGTCTTGGAAGATTTATCCCAAGAACAAACGGTGTTGTTGATAATGGTCTCATTTATCCGTTTATAACCAAAAACGGAACGTTAGAAAGTTTCAGAACCATTACCACCGGTAGCTTTTATGAAGATTTTAGCTACGGCGACGTGATGACGGGGAGCTACCCATTAACTGCCAGTGTTGCTAGGCAACTGTTTGCTGCGAGTGCCACAAGGGATCAGAATTCAAACCGCATTCTTTCCTTGAAGAATACATTAAATTATTATGTCCCATCCAGCAAGCATTATCAATATAGCTCCTCTTTGGGTGACAAGGGCACACAGGCTGTAAATCTTATTAGTATTCCATCCATCTTTTACGCTTCTTCTATGAAGAAGGGCACTCTCAACCTAAAATTCTATGTTACCGGCACTCTAATAGGCGAACTAAAAGATGAAAATCAGAATGGCGAATTAATACAAGTTGGTCCAGAAGGAAGCACGGGCTCTGGAAGCGTTGCGGGAGTTGTCTTGTATAACGAAGGTTTTGCTGTCCTGACTGGAAGTTGGAACCTCGACAATTCAGCTAGTGTTGATTATACTAACCAATCCTCGGCAAGCTTCTCTTCTTGGCTATACTATGGCGTCGGAGCAAACGACGGCATTCCAGTTGATACTGATCAAAATCTATCAAGACTATCAGCTAGTTACGAGCTTGCCTTCTCTGGGACAAACTACGTCCCCGTAGTAACTATGCTGGCTCGCGCCCCGGCAGCTGAGCTTAATTATTCTAATAATCCAACGTACATTAATCTAACACAGAGTAATGCTTTTACGTTCTATTCTAGTTCCTTCTCTTATATCGAAAGCAATGAACAAAAGATTAAAAATACGGTAAAATCACCTTATAGTGATCCAACCGGCAGTTATAAGCCGCAAACATTTATCTCAAAGGTTGGGATTTATGATGAGAAGAAGAATCTTATAGCTGTTGCGAAGGTGGCTACTCCCGTGAAGAAGACCGAAGATCGGGATCTCACTTTTAAATTGAAACTGGATTTTTAATGATTTTAGGATTAGACGTCAGCACCAGCATCACTGGTGCGACGGTTATTGACAAAGACGGAAAAGTCGTCTATAATACTGCTTGGGATACAAGAAATAAGAAGCACTTCCCAACACTCATCTCAAAAGCGACGTGGATTGAGGAGCGTCTAATTGATATTGGTAAAAAATATAAGATAGAAGAGATTTATATTGAGCAATCTCTTCAATCTTTCAGATCGGGCTTCTCATCAGCAAAGACTCTCTCAACATTGTCCCGATATAACGGCATAGTATCGTGGATATGTTATCAGGTGTTCCATCGCGAGCCAGACTACCTGGCTGCTACTTCTGCTCGTAAATCTTGTGGAATTACTATACCCAAGGGTTCAAAAGCAAAGCAAGTAGTTTTAGAATATTTGCTTGACAACGAGCCTACTTTTGAAGTAGAATATACAAGACAAGGTAATCCCAAGCCCGACTCTTACGATCGGGCTGATAGTATTGTAATAGCGAAAGCTGGATATATTGAATGGAAGCAGAGAAACTCCAAATCCTAAAATCTATTCTCGGTACTCCTCGGAGGACCGGAACAGAGTATCTCTTCCACTGTCCTTTTTGCAAACATCACAAGCCAAAGTTTTCAGTTAATCTCCACCGCGGCGCCAAGTGTTGGGTGTGTGATTGGAAAACCCCTCATATTCGCCGTGTAGTGCGACGTGTGGGCTCTTGGGCTGATTTGCAAGAGTGGGATGCGCTGACGGGTCGCGTCTCTCTGGATGCGTTTGAGAACCTTTTTGGGGACATTGACGATTCAGAGCCGGAACCTGTCATTAATCTGCCCGAAGAGTTTGTGTCTTTGGCAAATAATAACGTATCTTTGTCGTCACTTCCGGCGAGAAGATACTTACAAAAGAGAGGTTTGTCGAAGACAGACTTTGTAAAATGGAAGATTGGCTTTTGTGTGAGTGGTGAATACGCCAATCGCGTGATCATTCCGTCTTTCAATATGAATGGAGAGGTGAATTATTTCATTGCTCGTGCGTATAACGATGATTGGATGCGATATAAGAATCCACCAGTCAGTCGAGACATTGTTTTTAATGAGCTGTTTCTTGATTGGGACAGCGATCTAACGATAGTGGAGGGCGCCTTTGACGCAATCGTCGCAGGACCAAACGCCGTCCCTATCCTGGGTTCCACACTGAACGAAAGTTCTAAACTATTTCAGGAGATTGTCAAGCACGACACTCCTATTTACCTCGCTCTTGACCCCGACGCAGAAAAGAAGTCCAATCGGCTCATCGCTGCCCTTATGAAGTATGACGTGGAGCTTTATAAGATTGACATCACTGGGTATGATGATGTAGGATCAATGACAACTGAGGAATACCAAAAGCGCAAAGAGGCTGCGATGTTTATGTCCTCGGACAACTACCTTTACTACCGCGCCCTTACCGCATTTTAACGGAGAATGAATGACTTATAAGATTGCACACCTGGCGGACGTCCATATCAAAAATCTGAAGTATCACTATGAATACAGACACGTTTTCAACCAGTTATACGCTATTTTGCGTAAAAACGAGGTAGATTATATCTATATTGGCGGCGATATTGCCCACACAAAGACCCAAATTAGCCCCGAATTCGTGCAATTATGCTCTGAATTCTTCACAAATTTGGCAGAAATCGCCCCACTTTACATCATTTTGGGCAATCACGACGGCAATTTGCGCAACAAAAGTCGCCAAAATGCCATCACACCCATCGTAAATGCGCTGGATAATCCCAATATTCATCTTCTAGCGGACGCTGGTGAGACTATTGTTGCCGATGATTTGGCATTCAACGTCCTTTCAGTATTCGATGAGGACAACTGGGTCAAGCCCAGCAGCGAAGACCGCATCAATATCGCGTTCTACCACGGTTGTGTGGCTGGTGTCAGCACTGATGCCGGCTGGGTTATGGAATATGGCGACCACGATGTCTCAATCTTTGCCGGTCACGACTTCGCAATGCTTGGGGACATTCACAAAACCAACCAGATTCTTGACGAGGACGGTCGTGTCCGCTACTGTGGCTCTATTGTCCAGCAAAACCACGGCGAGACCAATGATAAAGGATTCTTGATTTGGGAAATAAATAGTAAAGACGACTTTACTGTCACCCACCACAAGCTTCTCAACCCCAAGCCGTTTATCACGATTGAGCTTACACCCAAGGGGCGCCTGCCAAAGAACGTCCAAGTGCAGGAGGGTGCCCGACTAAGGCTTGTAGCAAACAACAGCCTACCAGCAGACCGCCTACGACGTGCAATTGAGATTGTAAAGCATCGCTTCAAGCCTGAGAGTGTGTCGTTTCTTAATCGTGCAGCTGGTCAGCGTGGCTCTGTGGAGAATTTGGCTGATGGTCTCAAAAAGGAAAATCTCCGAGACCCTAGTGTTCAAGAGAAGCTTATCACGGAATATCTCAAAGATTTTGAGGTTAGCGAAGAAGAGCTTGACCGCGTCTTTGAGCTAAACCGTAAGTATAGCACGCTAGCACAGGAAAACGAAGATGTGTCTCGCAACGTAGATTGGAAGCTAGAAAGCCTTGAATGGGATAACCTGTTCAACTATGGCGAGGACAATAAGATTGATTTCAGCAAGACCAACGGCATCGTCGGTATCTTCGGCAAGAACTATTCAGGCAAGTCTTCCACAATCGATGGACTGCTCTACACTATGTTCAACAGCACGTCCAAGAACGAGCGCAAGAACCTTAACATTATTAACCAAAACAAAGAGGGGTGTAGAAGCGTCGTAAAGGCATCTATCGGCAACGAGACCTACGAGATACACCGTACATCGGAAAAGTATATCAAGCGCCTTAAAGGGCAGGAGACGACCGAAGCAAAGACCGATGTGGATTTCTTCAAGACCAACCTTCTCGGAGAGAAGGAGGAGCTAAACGGACTTACCAGAAACGACACTGACAAGAAGATTCGAAAGGTCTTTGGCACGATGGAGGACTTCCTCCTAACGTCAATGGCTTCTCAGCTTGGCTCTCTGTCGTTCATTGGTGAGGGCTCAACCAAGCGCAAAGAAATCCTAGCCAAGTTCCTTGACCTAGAAATCTTCGAGAAGAAGTTCAAGATGGCTAAGGACGATAGTTCTAGTATCAAGGGTGCCCTCAAACTACTGGAAGGCAAAGATTTTGTGAATCTCATCACGGCTGCCTCTAAGGAGCTGCGAGAGAACGGCGAAGTAATCGATGATCACAAGGCAACTTGCGAGGTCACAAGAGAAGAACTTAAAGCAGTAGAGGCTCTTCTGAGTGAAGTAGAAAGTCAGATTTCTTCTATTCCAACGCAGATGATCGACTATGATGCTGTACAGGAAGAACTAAGCGCAAGCGAGCTAGACCTTTACAAGGCAGATGAGAATCTTCGGACCCTTCAACAAGAGCACCACGAGAAAGAAAAGCTGCTAACGAACATCGCCGCTTTCCTATCAGATATTGATATCGATGATATTCTTATCAAGAAGGAACTTCTTGCAACCAAGCAGGAGGAAATGTCCCAACTAAACAATATCATCAAGCTTCTTGATCGCGAGCAGGCAAACAACCAGAAGAAGATGAAGATGCTGGAGACGCACGAATATGATCCCGACTGTCAGTATTGTAACGAAAACAAGTTTGTTAAGGATGCCCACACAGCCAAGGAAAGGTTTGCTGAGAACGCTGCCAAGCTTGCTACGCTACATAACGAGAGTAGCAAGATTGAGGCTGATATTTCAGCCCTTAATGAGTCAGAAATCAATAAGAAGCACAGTCAATATGAGCAACTTGTTGATAAGAAGCGGGAAGTTGAACGCACACTAACAAAGTGCGAACTCGGCATTGAGCGAAATAAGACTACCAAGCTAACAGCAGAGCATAATATTCAGCGACTTCTGAAAGAAATTGATACGTATAACGAGAACAAGGAAGCCATTGAACAGCTTTCAGAACTCAACAGGCAGAAGCGAGACCACAAAAAGAATATTTTTTCTTTCAATAGCACGCTGGAAAATTGCGATAATGAACTTAAAGAACTATATGTAAAGCACGGCTCACTGGAACAGCAGGTTGAAAGCCTGCGAGACCAGAAGCAAGAGTTGGAGGACCTAAGAAATCAATACTCTGCTTACGATCTTTATATGCGCTGTATGCACAGCAATGGCATTGCATATGATATCATTAAGAAAAAGCTCCCTGCGATCAATGATGAAATCTCCAAGGTCCTTACAAATATTGTAAATTTTGAGGTTTATCTTGAAAGCGCAGACAAGCGTCTTAACATCTTCATTAAGCATCCTCGCTTTGAACCACGACCACTTGAAATGGGCTCCGGAGCCGAGAAGACTATCGCCTCGATGGCAATTCGCCTAGCGCTTCTCTCTGTTTCCAGTCTGCCAAAGGGTGACATCTTCATCCTGGATGAGCCTGGGACTGCTTTGGACGAGGAGAATATGGAAGGATTTGTGCGAATTCTAGATTTGATCAAGGCTCAATTTAAGACTATCTTATTGATCTCACACCTTGACTCATTAAAGGACTGCGTAGATTCGCAGATAGTGATCGAGAAAAGAGATGGATACGCTTTCATAAATCACTAACTAATTATTAAGTCAGTGACGGAGGAAAAAATGACAGAAGCACAAATACAAAAAGCTCCCCTCGTGGATAGAATTCTTGGAAAGCTAACTTCAAGAAAGCTATTAGTGTGGGGAACAGGAACGGTCCTAGCATTTCTAGGATTTGTGACATCTGGTGATTGGGTGACAATCTCAGTAGTGTATATCGGCTCCCAAGGAGTTGTTGATACAGTTGTTGCCTTAAAGAATGCAGGCTAAGATGACTTGGCTTGCAACCAAAACATTTTTATTAAAAGCTTGGGCGTGGATCAAGACTCATTGGTACGTGCCTGTGCTTTTCATTATCGCTGCCTTACTTACCATTCTTACAAAGGGTGATGCCGTTAATCCTATTTTGGACCTAATGGACAAGAGCCGCAAGAACTACGAAGATAGAATTAGAATTCTTGAAGAAAATCGTGAGAATGAAATAAGAAGGTCAGAATTAGTCAGGACTAAATTTGATGAAACGATACGACAGATTGAGCGACAACATAATGAGTCTAGTGATTCACTTGATAGAAAAAAGCGTCAAAGGGTTAAGGAGCTTGTGGAGAACTTTCATCAAGATCCTAGATCCCTCTCAGAAGCCCTAGAAAAGGAATTCGGGTTCAAGAATGTTGAGTAGAATCTTAGTATTGATCATAACTTTCAGTTTAACATTCCCAGCGCACCTATTTGCGCAAGACACAGAAGAAGAGCCACAATTTACTCAACTACAAGAAGGGGAACCAGCACCATTTGCTGGTACGCTTTTTAATCCTACCGCGACTGCGCAGCTTATCGCAGAACGTGAATTTCGCCTTACAGATTGCGATCTACGTGTAAATTATGAGATTAACCTCTTAACGGCACGACACGAGTTAGAGTATAATCTACTACAAGTGCGCTATGATTCGCTCGAAGAACGTACCACTGCGCTAACGCAATTAAGGGATCAAGAGATCGCTGATCTTAGAGAAATGGTCCGCAAGCATCCCAATCGCCATAATCACTGGTTTTTCGCCGGTGGCTTTCTTGCGGGTGCTGTTACTTCAATTGCTATCTTCTTTGCAGCGAGAGAGATTAATCAGGGGTCACAGTGAAGAAAAAAGATTGGGATAAGTTAGCAACGTTCGAAAGAGCCATCAGCAAAAAGTATGGCAAAGAGGCGATTCAAAACCCCAAAGCCAATTGGGATGATGAAAAAGAGCGCGAATATCTAGAACAAATACAGAAGCTCTCAGAAAAAGAGTATTCGCTTGGCGATAAAGACGAGAAAGTCAAGGTTAATGGCATTTTAATGCCCAAGAAACTACTTAATAAAGAGTCTAATCGCACCTGTCCCGTGTGTGGCACTTATTCATTTAATGCAAAAGACGACATTTATATGAATAAGTACGAATGTTGCTGGAAGTGCTACGTGCAGTGGGTAGAGGACCGAGAAGAGAGATGGCTATCTGGATGGAGACCAAATAATGGCAACGACACTTGAAATTATCCAAGGAATCGCCCAGGCTGCGGCGAATGCTTATGACGGAGCGCACGATGAAAGTGTATCTTCCGATGGAGAAGCGCGCACAGCAGGGTTGAAGAGAGAAGAAGGGCACATCATTAATGATAGCCGCGTCATCGATGGCTTTGGTGTAAAGTTCTTAGGTAACAAGCTTTGTATCACATACCAGGGTGAAGTCCAGTTAAGAGAAGTCTATGCCAACGGTTTTGAAGACGAGATCGAACAAAGAATGGCGGACATCGCTAGTTTCCTAAAAAAGGAATATAAAGCGATCACCGGCAACACTTTATCTTTAACAAAGGAAGGCGATTCTGATATTCTTGTACAAAGTCGATCAAGAGTATGGACTTGGGTTCAAGCCACTTGTATGTTCGGAATCGGCGGTCTAGGCGAAGTTGTAGAAGTAACTGCGGAAGAAGACGAACTAAGAGATCGTTTCAAAGATTTCCTCAGTCTAGGAAGCAACGATTAAAGATGAAGAATGGGCTATCAGCTTACCAAGAAAGAAATTTATAAAGAAGTTATAAAGTGCGGTAAGGATCCCGTTTATTTTATCAATAACTACGCTCGTATTTCTCACCCTCAAAAGGGGCTGATCCCATTTAAGACATACGAGTTTCAATCAGAACTTCTAAACGATTTTAATAACTATCGTTTCAACATCATTCTAAAAGCCAGACAGTTGGGTATCTCCACTATTACAGCGGGATACATTGTCTGGCTTATGCTTTTTCATCGTGATAAGAACGTCTTGGTTATTGCCACCAAGTTTGGAACGGCGTCTAACCTTGTAAAGAAGGTGAAGCACATCCTAAAAAACGTTCCTGACTTCTTACAGATCACAGATATTACCATTGACAACCGCTCATCGTTTGAGTTGTCCAACGGATCGCAGATCAAAGCCTCTTCAACTTCCGGCGATGCTGGTCGTTCTGAGGCTTTGTCACTTCTGGTGATTGATGAGGCTGCTCACGTTGAGGGGCTGAGCGAGCTATGGACAGGTCTCTACCCTACACTATCAACTGGTGGTCGCTGCATCGCACTATCAACCCCCAACGGTGTTGGAAACTGGTTTCACAAGACCTACACAGAGTCTGAGCAAGGGCTGAATGACTTCTTTCCAACTAATCTGCCTTGGAGCGTTCATCCTGACCGCGATCGCGAGTGGTTCGAGAAAGAAACTCGCAATATGTCCCGCCGACAGATTGCGCAAGAGTTGGAATGCAACTTCAACACCTCTGGTGAGACTGTAATCCATCCAGATGATCTAGCTAGAATATTTGAATCTGTTCGCGAACCAAATCATAAGACTGGGTTTGACCGAAACTATTGGATTTGGGAGGAATACAACTCAGATTTCTCTTACCTTATGGTAGCGGATGTTGCCCGAGGCGATGGCAAGGATTACTCGGTCTTCCATATTATCAAGTTAGAAACTATGGAAATAGTGGCAGAGTATCAGGGCAAGCCTGCCCCAGACATATATGGCAGTATGTTGTATTCTGTCGGACAAGAGTACGGGAATTGCTTGCTTGTTGTAGAAAACAATTCAGTGGGTTTTGCTGTTCTAGATAAACTAAGAGAGTTGGAATACCCAAATCTTTATTATTCAGTTAAATCAACTCACGAATATGTCACCCAACTAGAAGCGGAGATGATGAACAATTCTGTTCCCGGCTTCACTACCTCACAAAAGACGCGCCCACTAATTGTAGCAAAGTTGGAAGAATTCATTAGAAATAAACTAATTACTCTATATTCTTCAAGAATTGCTAATGAGTTAAAGACGTTCATCTGGAACAACGGACGCCCAGAGGCAATGAGAAGTTATAATGATGACTTGACGATGGCGCTAGCTATCGCCTGCTGGGTTCGAGATACCGCGTTGGAGACGAACAAGAGGGACATAGAATATCAGAAAGCTTGTCTAGACTCTATGATCGTGTCGAACACTAAGATGAGCACAGCAATACCTGGTATGCGAGGATATACTAAAAACTTTGATATTAACCAAGGCACAAGCAGAGAGAGAAGTATCAAAGAGCAACAAGAATTTTTTTGGGTGTATAAGGGATAACAAGAATGGCAGATCGTAAGAGCAATCCAAGGAATCAGCAAAGCCGATTATTTAAACAATTAACTAGAATTTTTTCTGGTCCTATTATAAGATATCGCACCCAAACGGGGCGTCAAATTCGACGTCGCGATATGGACAAGTATGCAGCTCGCTTTAAGTCAGCAAGCGGACAGCAATTCAAGCGTTCAGAGTATCACGCATATGAAAAGATGCAAGCTAACGCATTCGTTAATCAAAATCGTAGCGAACGCTATGCTGACTTCCAACAAATGGAGTATATGCCAGAAATCGCATCAGCTCTTGATATTTATGCTGATGAGATGACGACTTCCTCCGATCTTACGCCCCTCTTATCTATTCGTTGTCATAACGACGAAATCAAGGCAGTTCTAGAAACGCTATATCACAATGTTCTAAATATTGAATTCAATCTCTTTGGCTGGTCCCGTTCAATGTGCAAGTTTGGAGACTTCTTTCTTTACTTGGATATTGATGAAGAGCAGGGCGTTCGGTCTGCCATTGGGCTTCCATCTGAGGAAGTTGAGCGCCTTGAAGGCGAAGATAAGACCAATCCTAATTATGTCCAATATCAGTGGAACTCAGCTGGTATGACATTTGAGAATTGGCAAATTGCCCACTTCCGAATCTTAGGTAATGACAAGTATGCTCCTTATGGAACTTCTGTGCTAGAGCCAGCCCGCCGCATTTGGAGGCAACTTACCCTACTAGAAGATGCTATGATGGCATATCGTATTGTAAGATCTCCCGAGCGTCGTGTTTTCTATATTGATGTTGGTAATATCAACTCAAACGATGTTGAGCAATATATGCAGAAGGTTATGACCCAGATGAAGAGAAATCAGCTAGTCGATGCTGATACAGGTCGTATTGATCTTCGCTACAACCCAATGTCAGTTGAAGAGGATTATTTCATCCCAGTTCGTGGAGGACAGAGTTCCAAAATTGAGAGTCTTCCCGGCGGGTCTTTCACCGGTGATATCGATGACGTTAAATACCTTCGTGATAAGTTATTCTCTGCCTTGAAGATTCCACAATCCTACCTCACTCAGGGCGAGGCAGGTAGCGAAGATAAGACCACCCTGGCACAAAAGGATATCCGATTCGCCAGGACAATTCAGAGACTACAACGCTCAATTGTATCAGAGTTAGAAAAGATTGGAATCATACACCTCTATACATTAGGATTCCGTGGAGATGATATTATCTCCTTCTCTCTTTCTCTTAATAACCCATCAAAGATTGCTGAATTGCAAGAACTAGAACACTGGAAGACAAAGTTTGATGTCGCCAGCTCTGCCACAGAGGGCTTTTTCAGTCGCCGCTGGATCGCCGAGCACCTATTCCATCTCTCAGAAGAGGAGTTCCTAAGAAACAGCAGGGAGCTAGTATATGATAAGAAGTATGATGCGATGCTGCAAGCGCAGTTTGAAGCCGCTACTAGTGACACTCTTGGTGGTGTTGGTGCTGGTGTCGATGCTATTGGCGACGATTTGGGCGCTGACCTTGCAGGAGACCTTGCTGATGAACCACTTGGAGGAGAAATTGGGGGAGAACCAGCGGCAGATACAGAGGCACCAGAGGATACGGCAGCAGAGGATTCAGTATTACTCGCAACCCCCGGTGAGCCCCCCGGAAAGCGAGACACGACTATTACTCGTGCCGATGGAAAGACAACCACAGAGCGATCCAACGGATGGTACCAGCCTAAAAAAGTAGATCGTAGGGATGCAGGCGCGCGTAAGCGTTCATATCTATCGCAAGCCACACCAGAGATGTTTAGAAACACAGCTAGAACACGTTTCGGCGGCAAACAAGAGCTGGATAGATTGGCAAATGGTGTTTATGAGAATATAGATTCTACTTATGATATGGAAGAGAAAAAACTCATTGAATCTCACTTTGAAATAAGAAGATTAGTAGAAAACTTGGAGCGAAATGAAGATGCTGACAAAGACTAGACACAACAAGAAGCGCAACACAGCTTTTATATATGAAGCGCTAGTACGAGAACTCACTAAGAGCATCGTATCCAAGGATATTGAGCGCAAGCAAGTGATCATATCCTTGGTGAGAGAGCACTTCGCAAAGGGGACAGTTCTTCGCGAAGAACTTGATTTATATAAGGCATTGTATGAAACCTCATCTCTGGAACAGCGCACATCAGAGAAGCTTATTTACGAGGTTAAGCACGCTCATAGTATGCTAGACAGAGAGCAAATCTTCAAGGAGCAGACCGCCCTAATTAACAAGATCAATAAAGGACTTTCCAGAGAAGTCTTTTCCAATTTTGTTCCAAACTATAAGAGTTTGGCTACAATCTATCAAATTTTAAATCCCGATGTCTCTGTTAAGCATCGGGTTTTACTTGAAAACAACTTAATCCAAACTCTTTCTGCTCCCCAAGAGCCAGCTCAAAAGGAAATGGCTCCAATTGATAATCTTGTTTATAAGACGTTTGTCAAGAAGTTTAATGAACAATATCAAGGAAAGCTTCTTGAAAGACAAGAGCATCTATTGAGTAGATATATTGCCTCTTTCCACGATGGCGGCGCTGAGCTTAAAATTTTCCTAAATGAGGAAATTGGGCGTCTTAAAGATGTTGTCCAAGAATCTCTCGAAAACGAGGAGATCAAGGAAGACAGTATGCTGACTAAGAGCGCTCAAAGAGTTTTGACAATTCTAGAAAGCTACAAAGCAGCAGAGATTAGTGAAGACCTCGTTAGACAAGTCTTGAAGATGCAGAAGTTAGCAAAGGAACTAGAAGGTTAATGACTATATCTGTAAAAATTGGGTCCGCCGAGCAAGATGGCGTTACTGATGCTGAGCTTGCGCGTAAGCCTGGAATTAAGGTTCGTCTGGACATTCGTAAGACCCTAGACGGGAATCTAATAATTGCAGATCACCCTGACATTGATATTATTGTGTTGCCAAAAAACAATAAGATTCTTGCAATCGCAAAAGAATTAAATAGTGGTGTTGTCTATGGTGCGCAAAACAGGCTTTTTAATTTCTTAAAGAATCGCGGAGTGGTTGATCCAGCATCGATTCAAGGTGGAAATATTTATGCCTCTATGGAGGGTATGATACCTCCCGCCCCCGAACTTCCGGTAATCAAGATTGCGGTCTTGAATATTGCAAAATTTCTTGAAGAAGAGAAACCATCAATTGAATTCTTGGAAGACTACGAAGAAGCCGTCAATGATGACTACACAGAGCCAGATAAGGAGCACTCAACTGAACTTGGTCAAGTGCCACAAGCCGCCGAAAAGGGATCTATAAAGCCAGGGATTGTGCGCGGTCCATATGGTCTAGGGCTTTATAATTATTACGGATATTAGAGGTTGGTGTGAATCTTATCTATTTTATCTTATGTGCTTTTGGGCTGACCAATATTTTAGTTTATGGTTCTATCTTCAACAAAATAAGACCTAAGCATCATTTCTTCCATTGTCCTATGTGTATGGGCTTCTGGGTAGGTGTCTTTTTGTTGGTTACTAACCACTTTACAGAACTATTTACGTTTGAGCAAAATTTATATAATGCTTTTGTTATGGGCTGTTTAAGCTCAGGAACATCATACATTCTCGCCATGCTATTCGGCGACAAAGGAGTTAGACATGAGATTCACGGATCGTAAGTGGGGACTACAACCAGTTCGTCGCTGCTGCAAGGGGTCCAGACTCATGCGGGTGGCGCCCGCATCTAGGTAAAAATTATGAGCAAGAAATTACTAAGAGAATATTACGCACTATGTGATGGCGGCATTTGCCAAGATCTTCTAACCGAAGCTGAGAAGAGATTTGTTGCTGAGGGCGGCATGATACTTTCGGGCATTTGTCAAAGAGCCGGAACTCTTAACCACAATGGTAGAAAGTATAGTAAGGAAATTCTAGAACGAGAGGTTAAAAGGTATCAAACCCTCATAGAACAGAATCGTGCCACTGGCGAACTAGACCATCCGGACAGTTCTGTAATTTCTCTTGAAAAAGTATCACACATTGTAACTGCCCTTTGGATGGACGGCGACGACGTCTATGGAAAAATTAAGGTTCTAAGCACGCCAGCTGGTATGACGCTTCGCGCACTTATCGATGGTGGCGTACAAGTTGGTATTTCATCCCGAGGGTTGGGATCCGTCTATCAGCGAAACGGTGAGACGATTGTTGATGATGATTTTCAACTCATCTGCTTTGATATGGTTTCTGAGCCTTCAACCCCTGGCGCCTTTATGATGCGCGAACAAAAGGACAACTTGTCTGAGAACAAGAATCAAAAACTAAACCGCTTATTCGACGAAATTTTGGAAGACTAATGAACAAGACAGAACTTAAAAAGGTTTTAAAGCCCTTGATTAAAGAGTGTATAAAAGAGGTTATCTTTGAAGAGGGAACTTTATCAAGCATAGTAACCGAGGTTGCGCAAGGGCTATCCACGGCTCCGATCGTGGAGGCGCGCACGCCACAGAATACCGTTTTTCAAGATTCCGAACAAAGTGAGGCTTTGTTGGAGAGCAGGAGACGCGCGGCAGAGGAGAGAAAGCAAAAGCTGTTATCTGCCGTCAATGCTGACGCTTATGGCGGCATTAACGTCTTCGAGGGCACTGAACCCCTTTCCGCTGGTGGCTCCACCTCAAATGAGACGCCAACACAAGGACCATTGTCTGATGTGGATCCCAACGATCCGGGGATCGACATAACAGGAATTTTAAATCTGGCTGGCAATCGCTGGTCAGCACATATGAAGTGATAAGAAAAAATGACAATTAATGTAAAGATAACGCCAAAAGGCAAACACGAAAGTGCAGAGAGAATGATCCGAAGGTTTGTTAAGAGAACAAAGAAGATCAAGCTTATGGATACTCTTCGTGACCGCCGATACTATGTAAAGCCATCGGAAATTAAAAGGAACGAGAAAAGAAGAAGAATCGCAGAAAATAAGAAGCGCGTGCGCAAGGAAAAAGCGATTTTGCTTGAAGAGCCTAATTATAATAGAAAAAAGAAAACAAGGAGATAAAAAATGGCAGGTCCCCAAGATCCAGCAAGTAACACAATGACCGTTTTCCAGTATTCTGCTGGCGCACGAACAAGAAATGTAGTTAATATCGCCAGCCCAGGTGGTACGACTGCCGCTTATCAATTCGCTGCCACCTCTGGTGTCCCGATGACGGCAACGGATGGATTTCCTAACTTTCACTCACAAAAAACACTTCACGTTCTCATCGACAACAATAGAAACACAGGAAGTGCTGTTCTAAAATTTTGGTTCTACAATTCTTCGCTAGGTGGAGTATGGACAGAGCTATCTCAAATTGTTAGAGAAAACGCTGGCGATGCTTTGGTTTTCGCTACCCTTCCTACACCAACAGTTGCCGCCGGCGGAACACTTAGATTTATTCTACCAATTGAGGGAATAGAGAGATTCGCTGTGCAGGCAACGACGGTTGGCGGTGCTAGCGGTACTTGTGACGTTTATTTGGGTACTAACACAATTTAATTTTTAGGAGTATCTGATGCCAGATTTCGGATGGGCATATATAAATCTAGATGTCCTGCAAAATATTGAAGGTCCTGCCAACGTTACTGGCACAATAGCCATTGTAAAGGATTCCACCACTCTATCTGGTTCTAAATTTTTAGCATATGCCACTGGTACCAGCAAGGTCGGCGTTGGGTTAGACTTCCCCTCCGTTCTGCCAACATCGCAGCTTCACATCTCCGCTTCTGCTGGTGAGCAGATTGCTGTCACAATTGATGGAGACCTGAGCGCTTCAAGCAATATTTCAGCCAGCTTCTTTTATGGTGATGGCTCAAAATTGCAGAACGTCGGTGGTGGCGGCTCTCCTGGCGGATCCAACACTCAGGTCCAATTCAACGACGGTGGGTCTTTCGGTGGCTCGTCAGACTTTGTTTGGGATGGGACTACGCTATCTGTAACAGGAAACATTTCTGGCTCTGGTGTGGTGGAGGTTGGAGGAAACCTTACAGGAACTCATATTGTTCCTAATACAACTTTAACATATGATCTCGGCTCCACAGCACTTGAATGGAACAGGCTCTATGTGGAAGAGGTCATCGGTGATATTGAGGGCGCTATCCGCTTTGACGCAGTTAATGATGAGGGTGATTCGATCTCCAGGGGTCAAGTAGTGTACATTAAAGGTGTTACTGGACAAACACCCACAGTTGCCCTCGCCGCTGCTGACGATTCAAACAAGATGCCCGCGTTTGGACTCGCTGCTGCCAATGCTGCGCAGGGAGCTAATGTTCAAGTTGTCACCTTTGGATCTTTGCAAAACCTTAACTTATCAACTCTATTCCCAGATGAGACGTTTGTGGAAGGAGATCCAGTATTCGTCCAAACCGGCTCTGGTGGAGTTTCTGGAAGTTTAACAGCCGTTGCTCCAACTGGCTCTAATAATTTGCTGCAAAACATCGGACAAGTAGTTAGAAATGGCGTGGGTGGGGACAACCAGATTAAAGTTGGTGGCGCTGGCAGATCAAACGCCACGCCAAACTTGGACGAGGGTTACATCTTTATCGGCAATTCTAGCGACCAAGCTGTACAAGATAACACAGTATCAGTTATATCAAGCACTAGTAGAGTCGGTATCAATGCTCCTTCCCCAACACACACGCTCACTGTTGGTGGTGCTATCTCTGGATCAAGCACATTACAAATTGTAGGGACAATCAATTCCACAGGAGACATCGCCTCCTCTGGGTCCATTAGCGGCTCCGCTGGCGAACTTGGCTCAATTACAGTCGGAGGATCAACTCACACTAATCTTGTAGATGTTTCCGGTACGCCCAGCAATGGACAGTTGGCTCTTTGGTCAGATGCCAACACTATCCAGGGAAGCACTAGCTTAACCTATGATGGCTCTACACTTACCAATGATAACAATCTATCCGGTTCTGGCACATTCCAAAATGTAGGCGCAGCTATATTTGGCGATACGCTACAAACTAGCGGCTCCCTTACTGGCTCTGATACTCTTTATGTCGAGGCTTCTAGTAATAGAGTTGGTATAAACCGCCCAACGCCTGATGCGATGCTTCACCTATCTCAATCTGGCGCATACCCGCAATCTATGTTGGTGCCAGTTGTTAGGGTCGATCACGTTGGTGATGCTGACTCTGGCGGTGGTGGCGGTCCGACCACAACACCCATACTAATCCTAACAGGAACAGCTCCAAGTGGAGAAGATTTCTTCGAAGGACAATTGTCAATCAACAAGTCTTCCCCAGCAGGCGCACTACACGTCTCCTCAAAGGGTACAGACACCTTGGTTGCTAACCAAGGAAAGGTCGCCATTGGACACTCTGGACCTGGTTCTGTACTAGACGTTCGAGGAGAATCCCAACTTTATCGTGTTGTTAATACCAAGAGCGATTATGAAAACATAATTATGTTTGTTACTGGCGGTACCGATGGCGCTGGACACTTTGGATCTTTCGAGACAGGAAGCACTTTCCACGTTTCTGGAACATCTTTCCTAACCACGATGACTGCCTCTGTTGGCGTCAGTAGTTCTGTCGGTAACTTTGCTACACTTAATATCAATAGCGTTGCTATTGAGGGTGGAACCGTCGATGGCACGACAATTGGCGGTACAACCCCAGATGTTGTTAATCAGACTGGTGGCTCTGTTAAGTATCGCTCCAAAGCAGCAGGCGACAGCCCATATGCAGTTTTGGATAGTGATTACATTATTGGCGTCGATACCACTGCTGGCGCCGTTGAGATCGACCTACAAGCAGGTGCAACTGCTGGCACTGGTAGAATGTTGATTATCAAGGATGTCGGCGGAAATGCTGGAACAAACAATATTACAATTGATCCAAATGGTACAGAGAAGATCGACGGACAATCAACCTTAGTGATCGCAGCAAACTCAGGCTCAGCCATAATTTTCTGTGATGGAACTGACTGGTATATCGCGGGTACTAGATAATGACAATATTGACTGGCTCATTGACCAGTCTGCGGTTAAGTGGCAGCAGCTTGGTCCAAAGAAAAGACACAGGCGCAGAAGTTCTTATGGACTTGGACTTCACACAGCTGCCAAATCAAGACCTCACCAACAACGCATACAATAGTGTCGGCGGCATTAGTATGCAAGTTGTGACAAGCGGCAATCCATATTTCAAAGTGGTGAATGGAGAGGGCGTCTCATACAGCAACAACGTTACTGGATTTGGGTATTTAAATGTATTTTATTATACTACCTTCACTGGATCATCTGTAAATGTGGCAGATCGGATACGAGTAGTGGCTGAGTTTAGTGGCACAAGGAGTGATGCTGGTGCTAATTCTGACCCAAATTATATGACTGTGCTTTTCAGCGCTGGTGCTATGCAGGCTGCTATGTTTTACCGTGGTCCCTGGACAAACCAAAAATTCAATTATTTAAGTATCTTTACAACTGATAGCTATGCCTCTAATACACAAATTAATACAGAGACCGGAGCAAAAACAATAGCCCAAGGAGGTGTAACCGGTTCTGCCCGAATAGAGCTTGATGCGGTGCAAGGTAACGTATATACAGCTGTCGATAGAGAATCTTCACCAGGAGGATTAACAAGCTTTCCCAACCCTGGTGATATCACACCACAAGCACGTATGCGAGTTTTGTCGAATACTAGTCAGCCACAATTAATAAGTAATTATATCTCACCTTTTACTGGTAGTGCTGATTCCCGCATTTCAATAGGCTTCGATCAAAATCAAGCCGGTGAATTCTCAGGCTCCTTGCAGCGCTTGACCATATTTAGATATGGAGCAGACTAATGCAAACAAAAGACGTAAGAATACAAACAGTGGGAACTGGCATTGGCGATCCGACCTGGCTTGTTGCCTTCTTGCAAATCCTAATCTCCTTGGAGGATTTTGACAATATCAGCACTGATAGTGCGCGTATTGCTCTGATTGATCAAATCATTGCTGCCATAAATGAGGTGAGGGCATAAGATGGGACTCGCATTAACAGGAAGTAGCTGGGTATTGCAGGAAGACCAGGGTGCATCAGAGGTCATCTTGGATATTGATTTCACACAGATGGCTAACACTAGCCTTAGCAATGGCACCACTGCTTTGACACTACCCAGCGGAGAAACAGTAGATTGTCACACATTTACACCGGGGGCAAACACAGTCCAGCAACTCGCCGTGGTTAATGGACAAGGATTATCTTTTAGAGCGAACCACGATGGAACTGTCAGATATGCAAGAGTTATGTTTAATATAACAGGCGCAATAAACGCCGGTAAGCCAGCCTCAGATCCAGGCAGATACGACAACAAGGATAGACTTAGAGCTATAGTAGAAGTAAGTGGGACAACTATAAATGATGGAGCCGTGATCAGCTTTGGCATATCTAATGGATTTCTTGATACAGCTGATTCCGGAGTCGGCTCTTTCGCCGGCACTCCAGATGCAAACGATTTTATGGTTCATGGTATTACTCCCCTCGCATCAAATTCAGATAAGCTTACACCACGTCCTTTCGCATATATTAATCGGACATTTACAACGGCTGACTATACAACTGATACAAGAGCCGTAACTAATGGGCATACACATATAATCTTAGAAGCTGATGTGCGTCAAGGAGAAGGGTGGTATAGATTCAAGACTGGCAGTGCCCCCCTCGGCTCCTACTCCACTAACCTTCCGACACCCGATGATCTAACAACCACTGGGCACGCACGCCTAAGACCGTCCCAGGCTGTTGCTATCGCGAGTGATAATAGTCCATTCACGGGATCAGTTCTCACTGCCTTTACTGTTAGCACTGGCGGTACAAGCGGAGCTGAATTCTCCGGCTCTATTTCTAGACTAGCAATTTTAAGATATGGAGCAGTTAAATAATGGATATTAAGAAAACTAGTATTATTTTTGTCGGCACGTCAATGGATTCTCCAACGGTTGAGGCAGCCCAACAAGAGATAGAGATCTCTCTTGAAGATGTGGATAGCATTATTACTGACGAGCAGAAGCTTGCCCTTTGGCAACAAATCGCCGACGCAATTGAGCTAGCAAGATCTTAGAACTCGTCGGTCAGCAATTAAAATGGTTTTTCATTAAGTAACGCACTATTTATCATTGACATAAATTGTCTTTTGTTAATGGTATTGGAGAGTGATAAATGTCATCTATGTTAGAGCAGGCAATTGTAGATGCGGCTAAGCTAAGAGAAGCAGCCCTCAAAAACGCAGAAGCTGCTATCATCGAAAAGTACGCACCAGAGATCAAGAACGCCGTGGAATCTTTGCTAGAACAAGAAATGATGGATGATGAAATGGCTCCCCCACCAATGGACGCGCCAGAAGAGGTTGATGTGCCGCCAGCATATGCCGAGGGCGAAGACATGTGCCCTTGCCCCGAAGACGCCGAGTCCGTTGAGCTTGAAATGACATTCAGCCTTGAAGACCTGCAAGATATGGCAAAGGAGTTAGAACCCCCAGCTGATGAGTTCGAGGCTCACAGCGATGTTGCCGATGAAGTTGTTCCCGCAGAAGAAGAGATGCTTGAAGAAGCCCACTGCGGTGATCACGACGAAACCCTAGAAGAAGAGGTACCAGAATACGATCCGGAAGAACACGGCAAAGCCTCTGAGGGTCCCGGCGATCTTCGCGTAGCTGATATGGGCACCGAAGATAAAGAGGATGATATCCTAGTTAAAGAATCTGATGATGACATTGTCCTTGACGAAGAGGCGATCGCCGCCCTCGTTGAAGAACTTGTCGTCGATATTTCTCCACAAAAGAGCGGTTGGGCTGGAACACCAGAATCCCAAATGAAGCACTACGAAGAGATGGAACTCGCCCGTCTCGCTGGTGAAGAAGCCCGCGCCCAACAGGAGGAACTCCAAAAGGCTGTTGAAGACCTTAAGGAGAGAAACGAACGTCTTGGGGAGTCTAACAAGGCTCTCAAAGAAACGGTTGCGAAATTGAAGAACGCATTTGACGAGATGAGCACTTCAAACGCAAAACTATTATATACGAATCGCATTTTGAGTAGCCCCTCCTTGAATGAGCGACAAAAAGAAAGCATTGTCGAAGCTATCTCCAAAGCCGGTTCGGTAAATGAAGCGAAGGTTATCTATGAGACACTTCAAAGCACCGGGGGCACTCCTTCCAAGAAGGCTATGCCAAAATCCCTAAGCGAAGCAATCAAGAGATCTTCAACCACTATTTTGCCCAGGCGTCAGCCCGAGCAAACAGCCGATACAGCTATTGACAGATTGCAAATTCTTGCAGGTATTAAAAACAAATAATTAAAGGAGGTGATACTTTTATGTCTGTACTCAATAAACTAACAGAAGGTATCGTCAACCGTGACATGCGCAAGGAAGGTGCCGCTCTTCTCTCCAAGTGGGAAAAGACTGGTCTTCTCGAAGGCATCACTGACGATAACGCTAAGAATGGCATGGCTCGCCTATTAGAAAATCAAGCCAAAGAGCTTCTCCGCGAAGCTGCCAGCTCCATGGCTGGCGGTGACGTCGAGGGTTTTGCTTCCGTAGCATTCCCCATCGTTCGTCGCGTATTCGGTGGTCTCATTGCTAACGACCTCGTGTCCGTTCAGCCAATGAGCCTACCTTCTGGTCTAATCTTCTTCCTAGACTTCACCTATGGTGATGACAAGCTAGACAATGGAGGAATTGGATCTTCCGTCTATGGTGGCGGTCGTGTTGCTAGCCAAATCACCGGTGGTGTTGATCTAACCGGTGCTAACGCTGAAAGAGGTCCTTACTCTCTCAACAATGGCTTCTCTTCCCCAACCGGTTCCTATGACAACGTCCCAATGGACAACCTAATCTACGGTACTGCTTCTGGTGGTGCCACAGCTCCTGGCGCCGCTCCTGTCGGTGACAGCCAAGCTAACCTAGACAAGCTTGTTCGTTTCGACCCTGACCTTCTCGGTGCTGGTATTGCTGTCTGCCGTGTTACCGGTAGTACAACAGACGATATGGATCAACTTGATGTTGCCAACCTAATCGCTCTTTCTGTTGAGAACACCCTCACCAACGGTCGCCTTGTCCGTCGTTTGACCCAGTTCCACTCTGGTTCTACACAAAACACGGATCCAAGCCTTGCCACTTTCCAATTGGCTCTCGTCTTCGAAGCTGATACCGCTGCTCAAGCCCAAGCTCTTTCCGAAGAACTCGACGGAACACTTGATCTTGCCTTCGCTATCGCTGATAACTTCAACGCTTCCAACGCTGTTGGTTCCGTTGTCGGTGCCCCTCTCTGGGCTCTTGAAGATCAAACCGCTATCCCTGAGATCAACATCAAGGTGGATAGTGTCGCTGTTACAGCTCAAACCAAGAAGCTCAAGGCTAAGTGGACCCCTGAGCTTGGTCAAGACCTTAACGCCTATCACAACCTAGACGCTGAGGTTGAGCTTACAAGCATCCTTTCTGAGCAAATCGCTCTTGAAATTGACCGCGAGATCCTCGAAGACCTTATCAACGGTGCAACCGCTGGTACGCTCTACTGGTCCCGCTCCCCCGGTCTCTTCGTCAATCGTGAGACAGGTGCTGAAATCGGCGCTGCTTCTGCCGCTCCTGACTTCACCGGTACCGTTTCCGAGTGGTATGAGACCCTAATCGAGACCATCAACGATGTCTCCGCCCGTATCCACCGTAAGACTCTACGTGGTGGTGCCAACTTCGTCGTCTGCGGACCTGAGGTTGCCAACATCCTAGAATTCACCGCTGGATTCCGTGGAAACGTCACCGTCGATGGTGATCGTGGCGAAGTCGGCGCTGTTCGCGTCGGTCAGCTCTCTAAGAAGATGGACGTCTATGTCGATCCTTACTTCCCCCGTTCCGTCGTCCTCGTCGGTCGTCGCGGTGGAAGCTTCCTAGAAAGCGGCTACGTCTATGCTCCTTACGTCCCGCTACAAGTCACTCCTACCATCTTCGGTATCGAGGACTTCGTGCCCCGTAAGGGCGTGATGACACGCTACGCCAAGAAGATGGTCCGTCCAGATATGTACGGTCTCGTCATCTGTCGCGGTCTCATCGGTGAGGCTGGTGCCACCAGCTAATCACTGATTAGATAAAAATCAAGCAGACCCCTGGTTTCTTTCGAGGAGCCAGGGGTTTTGCTTTTCTGGCAGCTAATTAAGATTACCTAGTTATTGGGTGGGCTGTGACCCGCCCCCGCCCTGTTAAACAGGGTGCGGACATGATTAAAAATGGCTAAGAGCCAAGGGAGGGTTTCTAACTATGGGTAATAAGAGAGTAGGCTTGGCAAGAACACAAGCCCTAATTGAGAATTTGAGAAGAGAGTTGCAAATGAACAACTCCACATTGGGCGGCGTTAATCGCTCCGTCATCACACTAACAGCCGGCGATAGTGTTTCCGAGAATGAAAGTGGCGCTGTCTTCTTCGTGACACAGGCTTCCGGTACAGTCACGCTACCTGACCCACAAGATGTTTCTGGCGCTACCTTTACTTTCGTGGTTAAGACAGCTGCCGCTGCAAACTTGGATTTCGATTCACAGCTCGCTAACGGCATCAAGGGCGTCGTCGTCGCTGCTGACGGCAAGGCTGCCATCAATCATAAGAAGCTTCAAGTTGTCAGCGGAACAGCCGCTGTGGGTGATAGATTCACCCTTATGAGCGATGGTAACTTCTACTACTTGCTCGATGCCAACGTTGATGCCAACGGCGGTCTCGCAGGTCAATCCTAATAGCACATTAGAGCATCAAGCCTTATGGAGCCCCCTCCCTTCGGAGGGGGTTTTCTTTTATAAACAACTATTTATATACAACGGAGGACCCTATGGGTAAGAAGAAAAGATATAGATTAAGGCTAAGTAAGTTTGGGGCAAAGTACGCTACCAAATACAACCTACACGCAGAAGACGCGGAGAGTGTAGAGGAGATAACCCTACCAGAACCAGTTGTAGAAGAGCCGGTTCTTGAGTTAAAAGAGGAAAAGGAGCCAACTGTTATTGTAGCCCCTGAGCCCGAAACTCTCAAAGCCCCAGAGCTTCCAAAAGTTCTAAAAAAAGAAGAGGTCAAGGCTCCCACCTTCAAGGCAACCAAGAAGACTGCGACGACTAAGAAGCAAGCAACTAGCTCTAAGAAAAGTTCAACAACTTCTAGAAAATCCAGTACAACATCCAGAAAAGCTACGAGAAAAACAAGCACGCGCGCAAAAACAACAGCATAGCCGCGCTTTCGAGTTCTCCCAACTAATTATTTAGAGGAGAATTCTACGCATGTCTGTGCCCGTTCTATCACCAAAACAAAACCCAAGCCCAATTGTCTTACCAGCAACTGGTTCGGCAGATGAGGTAGCAGCCGTTGTCCCACTTGGTGTATATACGGGCTCTGTTGATTTTCTATCCGGTGCTGCTTCGCAAGTTGCCTATACATATAAGAAACTAGGCGGCGATGTCTTGGACATTGAGCTTAGCTCTTCTAACGTGTATGCCAACTATGAGGAAGCAGTCTTAGAGTATTCATACATTGTCAATACTCACCAAGCAAAGAATATCCTTTCCAGCATTCTTGGAAATACGACAGGCACCTTTGACCACTTGGGTGAAATCAAGTCAGGCTCCCTCTCTTCTAGCCTAGGCGGCAGAGGCATAGAACTTAAATATCCTGAGATGCGTTTCGAATATGCGAGACGTTACGGAAACGCGATGTCCTTGGATGCCGGCTTGGGTGGCACAATACCAGAGTTTTCTGCTTCATTTGATGTGATTACAAATCAGCAGGACTATAACTTGCAGGCAATCGTGTCTTCTTCGCTAGCTGCCAGTTCAAGCTACTTTGCTGATCTAGCCGGAAAAGAGACAAGCAGGATCATCGTTAATCGTGTCTTCTACAAGACGCCTCGCTCTATGTGGAGATTCTATGGATACTACGGTGGGCTTAATGTTGTAGGAAACCTCGCTACTTATGGACAATATGCTGACGATTCTACTTTTGAAGTGATTCCAGTCTGGCAAAACAAGCTTCAAGCGATGAACTTTGAAGATATGATCTATACTAGGACTTCGCACTTCTCTTATGAAATTAGAAATAATAAGCTGAGAATCTTCCCTATACCAGTGACTGGCGAGATAAGCAAGATGTATTTCACATTCCAAGTGCTCGGTGATGCTTTTGAAGAAGATCCTGATATGAAGGATGGTCTAGACGGCATTAACAACCTTAACACGATTCCGTTTGCCAATATTCCGTTCGAGAACATTAACTCAGTTGGTAAGCAGTGGATTCGTCGTTTTGCTTTGGCTCTATCTAAGGAGACGCTATCGCAGATTCGAGGAAAATTTGGGACCATTCCGATCCCAGGTGAGAATCTTACTCTTAATTCTGCTGAGTTGGCTTCGCAGGCAAAGGACGAGCAAAACGCTTTGAGAGAAGAATTGAAGAAGCTCTTTGATGAGATGGCATATTCTGCCTTGGCTGAAAGAGATGCAAGTATCGCCAACAGCGTGACAACTTTGAAGCAGGGCGCGCCGTTGCCAATTTTCCAAGGATAGGGGTAGAGTATGGGTGATAATCGCTGGGAACAGCCCGAGAGTCCGCCACCACCACTATTCGTAGGTGAAAAAGAGCGTGACCTAATTAAGCAGGTTAATGACGAACTTATCGAAAGAGTGGTTGGTCAGCAGGTTGCTTATTATGCCATAGATGAGAAGACGACAAACTTTCATCCTCTTTATGGAGAAGCAATAGAAAAGACCTTCTTGCCTCCTATTAGAGTATATGCGCTTATTGAGTGGAATGAATACTCTTCTGAATTTATGTCAAGCGGCGCCGTGGATCAAAACTATGCGATCACCATTCACTTCCACCATAGGCGCCTAACGCAGGACCAAGACCTTTATGTTCGTGTAGGAGACTTTGTTCTATATGGTGATGTTTATTACGAGATCGTTCAAACAGCAGAGCCTAGAAAGATATATGGTCAAGTAGATCATAGTGTAGAAGTCTCAGCAAAGTGCATTAGAGCACGCCCAGGAGTTTTCGATGGCAGATAAAGAATACGAAATTATGCCCTCCACTTTGGAGACAATAGATCAAGCCTTCTATACTTGGCTCGATGAGACATTGGATATATCTGCCACCACGAACGAAGGGTTCAAGAAGGTCCCGCTCATCTGGATTTCAGCTGAGCGAGCATACCAAGTCAAGCACGATAAGGGTCTAAGAGATAGGTTCGGCGTTTTGAAGCTTCCGTTCATCAGTATCGAGAGAACAGAGATAGTAAAAGATCCCACTCGTAAGGGTATCTACCAAGCACACATTCCACCACAAAAGGATGCTAAGGGTGGTGCCATAATGGTGTCAAAGCGAATCAACCAATCTAAGACTGGTGACTTTGCAAATGCGGATGCATATAAGACAAGACCAACCTTTGGTGGGCAAGGACCCCTCGCAGGACAACAGAACTTTCCTTTTAAGAACAATAAGGTGGTCTATGAGACGCTTACGATGCCTGTGCCCACATATATCAACGTCACATACTCTGTAACGTTAAAGGGAGAATACTTCCAACAAATTAATGATATGCTGACACCCTTCATCACCAAGACGGGGCAAATAAACAATTTCTTTATCAATGCTGATGGTCACAAGTTCGAGGGCTTCCTTCCTCAGAACTTTGCTCAAAACAATAATGTTGCCAATTTGGGCGAAGATGAGAGAATGTTTGAGACTAAAATAGATGTCAGAGTGCTAGGATATTTGATTGGTGCTGGCAAGAATGAAGACCGCCCCAAGATGACTATTCGTGAAAATGCGGTCGAAATTAAAATACCCAGAGAGCAGGTGATCTTCGGTGATATTCCTACTACTATCTCTGGCGCCTTTTATCGTGAGTAATTTTGGACTTTGCGAGGGCGAGTTACTATTTACTACGAGTAGTCCTAAGTAGTAATTACTATGGTGCGTAAAAAAGAGCAAGGAGAAGTTAAATAATGGCAAGCGGAGCTAACAAGTTCAAATTCATTTCCCCTGGCGTATTCGTAAATGAAATTGATCGTTCACAAATCCCAGTGCAGCCTGATGCAACAGGACCAACCATTATTGGTCGTATGGCACAAGGTCCAGGTCTGCGCCCAGTAAGGGTTTCTTCATTTGAAGAGTTTGTGAGAATCTTTGGTCGTCCAGACCCAGGTGCAGGCGGCGGAGACAACTGGCGTTCAGGTCGCTTTGATGGACCTACCTATGGCGCTTATGCTGCCCAAGCTTGGCTAGCTTCTGCCCAAGCCCCAGCCACTGTTGTGCGTCTTGTTGGTGCGCAACACCAGAACTTCGATACTGGCGGTGACGCCGGTTGGAGATCTTTCGGTTCTCCTTCTGTAACCAACGACCCCTCCACTAACGGTAGTGGTTACGGTCTATTCCTCATCAATTCCAGTAGCGCTAACAACGATCAGACCGGATCTGTCGCTGCTGTCTGGTATCTCTCCGCAGGCACTAACATCCGTCTTGTTGGTAATGCGCCCGACGGCGTGACCACAAGTTCTGCCGGCGCCTTGATTGAAAGCCGTGGCGCTAGCAATGAGTTTATCGCTGAGATTCTACAAGATGAGACAGTCTTTGAGAGAGTTTGCTTCAACTTCGATCCAAACAGCGACAAGTACATCCGTAAAGTCTTCAACACAAACCCATCCCAGGTTAATACAAACCTTGTTGAAAGCACATCAAACGGCTATTACCCCTACTGGCTAGGAGAGACATACGACCAATTTGTCTCTGCCCAAGTCAGCAGCACCGCTGCCGGCGATACATTCGGTGTTGTCCTCGGTCTTGCTAGCGGAAGCGCTGGTGAATTCGATGACCATAAGAGAGGCTTCCAAAGTGCCGAGACTCCCCTTTTCCGCTCACAGGACCTAGGAGATAGTCCAAACTTTAACCTCTCTAACAACCAACCTCTCTTCAAGCTCGTAGCGCTTGATTATGGCGAGTGGGCTAACAAGAACATCAAGGTCTCTATCGAGAACCTACGTGCCCCCGACTATCCAGAGATCGATCCCTTCGGTTCCTTCTCCGTTACACTTCGTAGCGTCACGGATATCGACAACAAGCCCGTATATCTCGAACGCTTCGACAATCTAAACCTTAACCCAAATTCTGAGAACTACATTGCTCGCAGAATCGGTGATAAGTTTGTCCAATGGGACGATACAGAGAGAAGAATCCGTCACTACGGAGATTACGATAACCTTTCTGCCTATGTTCGCGTCGTCGTTGATGATGACGTCGCCAACGGAGCTATTGACCCAGCCGCACTTCCATTCGGCTATCTAGGTCCTCAACGCTTTAAGGGCTTCTCTGCTGCTTCTGGCTCCAACGTGGCTTTCCCAATTGGAACAGCCGCTGGCGAGGCACAAACCATTGTTAAGGGTAATGCCAACATCCCATTCACAGCTGCCAGCTCTTCCTTGCTATACCCACAAGTTGATGCAGGAGACAACAACATCTCTGCTAGCTTTGTGTATCCAGCCATTAGAACAAGACTAAGCGCTAGTGATGGCGACCTTACAGACCCAACTGACGCATTCTTCGGTATTCAAACCACTAAGAATGCTAGCAGCCTCGTCTTTGACGCCAGCTACTACGACCTCACAAGACCACTGTCCGTTGATTACAGCACCTTTGCTAGTAACACTCAAACAGAGGCTTCTTTCGCCTTCTCAATGGACGACTTGGTTCTTGGCTCCGGATCTGCCGGCGTCTTCGCCCGCTCCGGATCCCGCGTTGATGGTACCTCTTATACCGCTCTCAGCGGCACAAGAGCCCTTCTCGACCTCGGCTACGACCGCTTCACTGCTCCGATGCACGGTGGCTTCGACGGTCTTGACGTCACGGAGAAGGAGCCATTTAGAAACACTCTCTTGTCTGGCAAGACAGAGCTTAACAACTACGCCTTCAACACAGTTAAGAGAGCAATCGATACAGTCAAGGATCCAGAGTATGTCGATACCAACCTAATGACGGTTCCAGGCATCACCAACTCTGTTCTAACAGACCACCTCCTCACCACTTGTGGCGAGCGTGGCGATGCCCTAGCAATCATCGATATCGAAGGATCTTATACGCCAAGAGAAGAAGGTAAGCAATACCTTGAAGCCACAACCCGTGCGCCTAACGTATCAACAGCTATCAGCGGACTAAGAACAAGAAGTATCAATTCCAGCTACGGCTGCTGCTTCTTCCCATTCGTTCAAATCCGCGATACAGGCACCGGACGTCTGGTCGATGCGCCACCTTCAATCGTCGCCCTAGGCACATTCGGAACTTCCCAGGCTCGCACCGAGCTTTGGTTCGCCCCCGCTGGCTTTGTTCGCGGAGGTCTCTCAAACGGTGCTGCCGGAATTCCTGTCACTGGCGTGAAGATGCGTCTAACCTCTAAGGACCGTGACAACTTGTATGCTGCCAACATTAACCCAATCGCCACCTTCCCCAACGAGGGTATCGTGGTCTTCGGTCAAAAGACGCTACAAGTCACACCTTCCGCACTAGACAGAATTAACGTTCGCCGTCTAATGATCTTTGTCAAGAAGGAAGTTTCAAGAATTGCTAACACAATTCTATTCGATCCCAATGTTCAAACAACCTGGGACCGCTTCACGGCTGCTGCCAACCCATTCTTGACAGACGTTAAGGCTCGCTTCGGCTTGACAGATTTCCGAGTTGTTTTGGATAGCTCCACAACCACCCCGGATCTAGTTGATAGAAACATTCTATACGCTAAGATTTTCTTGAAGCCTGCCCGCTCTATCGAATTTATCGCTCTTGATTTTGTAATCACAAGAACTGGCGCTTCATTCGACGACTAAGGAAAAAAGATAGTTAGCACTATTTAAATTGTAAGGAGAAAATAGAAGATGCCATTTTGGAGTTCTGGACAAGTCGAGCCTAAGAGACAGTTTAGGTTCTTGGTTACAATCACTGGAATGGAACAGGGTGCTACTTGGTATGCTCGTAGCGTAACCAAGCCCGGTTTCACAGTCACACAATCCAACCACAAGTTTCTTAACCACACTTTCTACTACCCAGGAAAGGTCGAGTGGGACGAAGTGACAGTCTCTATGGTCGATCCTGTTAATCCAGACGCAACTGGTGCTCTTCTCTCCATCCTTCGTAGAAGCGGATACAACGTCCCAGCCAACCTTAACGAGGTTGATTCAACAACCACAATCGGCAAGGGCAACGCCTCTGCTGAGCTTGGAAGCGTCATCATCCGTGCCATCGACGAGGACGGTGACATTCTAGAAGAATGGACTCTCAACAACCCCTTCATCACCAACGTTTCCTTTAACGAATACTCTTATGAGGGTGAAGACCTAGCCACTGTGGATCTAAGACTCCGCTACGACTGGGCTTCTTTCGAGATCCCCGCTACTGACGGTCGTGATCCTGGTGAGCTTGTTCAGCGTCGTCTATTTACTCCTTAAAAGCATACTATTAACGTAGTATAATACTTTTAAACTAAGAGGTGTAAATTGGCAAGGAACAATCAGAAGCGCGTAAAGAATACCCCAAAACAAGAAGAGCAAGAAGAAGTGGTCACCCCGACCGCTTCTCCTCTTTCATTTGTAACCCCAACTGAATTCGTTGAACTCCCCAGCAAGGGGCGTTTTTATGGTCCCTCACATCCTTTGAGCGGCAAGGATACTGTCGAGATTCGTTTTATGACAGCAAAGGATGAGGACATTCTCACATCTCAGACCCTCTTGAAGAAGGGTGTGGCAATCGAGAAGTTTCTTAGCAATGTAATTGTTGATAAGAGAATCCAACCAAACCGTCTTCTTATCGGCGATAGGAACGCAATCCTAATTGCTGCCAGAGTTACCGGGTATGGCGAGACATATGAAACCAGTGTTACGTGCCCCTCCTGCAATACCAAGGCTACATTCCCCTTCAACTTGAAGCAGGCTTCTGTATATAGTGGAGATAACCACGAGGACTATGCTATTACGGAAATGGACGACGGAACTTTCCTCGTTGATCTCCCGCTAACAAAGGTCCAGGCTCAAATTAGAATCCTCAACGGTGAGGATGAAGCTCAGATCACACAGATGGTCGATCGCAACAAGAGAAGGACTTCCATCGAAGGCAACCTAACCGCCCAGTTCAATCGATTTATTGTTTCGCTTAACGGTGATAATGACAGAAACACAATCGAAAGATTTATTGAAATGATGCCGGCTTATGATTCGAGATATCTCCGCGCCGCTTATCGCTGTATCACTCCAAACGTAGATCTCACCCAGGATTTCATCTGTGGGAATTGTGGTCACGAACAGGAGATGGGGGTGCCGTTTACGGCTGACTTTTTTTGGCCTAACCGATAAGTATATAGAGGCAATTTACGAACAGTTCTTTGCCTTAATGTACCACGGAAACTGGGATTTCCAACAGGCATACAGTTTGCCAGTCGGGCTTAGAACCTGGTTCGTCAAAAGACTTGTCAAGGAGAAGGAAGCCGAGCGCGAAGCAGTCGAAAAGGGTTCGAGCAACAAGAACAAAACACATCACACGATTCCTTCGAATCTGCCCACCTAGTAAAGCCGGAAGCGTTTCCGGCTTTATTTGTAGATAAAACTAATTATAATGACTTATTATATCTGGGGAGTTACGATATGTCCGAAGAACTAAGAGAAGATAAATTAACAGAAATCGTTATTGACTTTAACGAAGTCCGCGAGCAAGGCATTAATGAAAGCTGGCTCCGTATGTTTGGCTCTTGGACAAAGAGTATCCTCAGAACAATGTTTGGCGACCTAGAACTCCCCGTCAAGGTCGTTGGCACCAAGTCCGAGGTTGAGTCTTTTGCCAGAGCACTTGGTGGAGAGAAGAATTATATCTCAGCCATTTCGCGCTATGGCTTGGACGATCGCCGCACATACCAAAGCAAGGCAAAGCTTGACTCAGCCATCCGTGGCTTCGAGGGAACAACTGGCATTAAGTGGCCATTTAGGTAGGATTTATAAATGGCAGAAGATATCTCACCAGAAGCATTAGAAAGATTGCGGCAAACCGTCACCGCTCGCGAGCAGTCGAAGCGCCTACTAGAAGAGTCTCTTGAAACAGAGAAGGACATTCTAGAGCAACAAAAAATCCAACTAGATATTGAAAAAGAACAATTAGAGATCTTAAAGCTTCAAGAGCGCCTTGGCGAAGATGTTGCAAAAAATCTAAGCGATCAAATTGAGAAGTTAAAGAAGCTTACCAGCGCGTTTGAAGCCACTGGTCTCGCCGCTAAGGCTGGTCGTGATTTTATTGTTGATATTGGAAATAAGCTTGGTATTGCCACAAAAGAGAGTGGCGGCATAATTCGAAATATGGTTAATCTTGGACGCCAAGGGGGAAGCGTTAAAGCTGTCTTCCAAGGGATGGCTGATCAATTAGGAAAGACGTTTGGCGTCACCAATCTAATAGCTTCCAGTATGGAGAAGATTGTTGAATCGACCGTGGTCTTTGCTGGCTTAATCGACCAAACAAGAGCCAACTTCACAGCACAGACCGGCATTGTCGGAGATTTGAGGACTCAGTTTGTTGGGCTAACACAACAAAACCTAGCCCTTGGCTTCACACTAGAAAGAACTGCCAACGCTCAAATGGCTTTGACCGAGGGTTTTGCAGGCTTTGTAACTCTTGGACCTGCTGCACAGAACGAACTAACTTCACAATCTGTGCTTATGGAGCGCTTGGGCGTCGACACTACCACAACTGCTGAAACAATTAACCAGCTAGCAATGTCCTTTGGCATGAGCAGGCAAGAAGCCATGGCAACACAGCGAGAGATTGTTGGTCTCGGTACGGCATTGGGAATGTCTGCTTCAACAATTAGTAGAGAATTCACAGCCGCATTGCCAAGGCTCGCTCTGTATGGCGATAGAGCAACAGAAGTGTTTAAGGGTATGGCGATCGCCGCCCGAGAGACAGGCGTCAGCATCAGTGAGCTTAATCAGATCTTTGGCTCTGCAATGGATACGTTTGAGGGCACCTCAAGGATTGCCGGTAGACTAAACCAAGTCTTGGGGACAGATCTTGTTAGCGGAACTGAGCTACTAATGGCTCGTGAGGAAGAGCGAGTTAATATTCTTCGTGAGCGTCTGCAGCTTGCTGGTATGGATTTTAAGAACATGGACAGATTCCAGCGGATTGCTGTTGCCAATGCTGCTGGCATTAATGATATGACCGTGGCTGCACGCCTATTCGGCTCAGCGCAGAATGATATTGCTATGCAACTGGGCAATGTTGGGCTCACTTCACAACAACTTGAAGAGCGAGCAGGCAAGGCAATGAGTGTTATGGAGAAGTTTAAGCAGATATTCTTTACAATTGCGATCGCTGCTGAGCCACTTGCTGATTTTATGGCTAAGATGGTTGATTCAATGCTGGGGATTATTGATGCATTCCCCGGCGGTGGTGCCGGATTACTGGCAGCTACGACTGCTGTCGGCGCCGGAAGCATCGCCTTATTGACCACGCTGGCTGCTCCATTACTGGCAGCCGCAGTCCCTGCCGCAGCTGCTGCCGGCGCAGCTGGCGCCGCTGGCTTCGGCGCTGCTGGTGGAACGGCTGCTGCCCTTGGCGGTGGCGCTCTGATCGCTGCCGGCGGAACCGCCTTGGCTGCCGGCGCAGCTGGTGCTATGGGCGGAGGCACAAGGCAGCCAATTGTTGTGAAGGTTGTGCTAAACGAGCGAGAAATGGGTCAAGCCGTTGCTGAGATTGTTGATGGTAGAGTCCTTTCAGACAACCCAAGGCAAGCATAAAAACTTAGAATAGAGGTAGTTATAGGTATGAGTATTTTTAGCAATGGTGACTCCTCAGACAACTACGCCAATAAGAAAAGTCTCTTTCTATCTTTCTACCATCTCGCAAGCAACAAAGAGGTAAAATTCAAAGCCTTTGTTGAAAACTATAACGAAAGTTTTTCCACAGACTGGACTTATGAAGAGGTTTTTGGTCGCCAAGATCCAATCGCAACATTCCGACAAACAAGAAGAGGAATAAGCGTTAGCTGGGTTGTGCCCGCTGCTACCGTAGAAGAGGCAAGAGAAAACCTAGGAAGATGTAACTTGTTGTCTCAGTTTATGTATCCAGGTTATAGCGCCAAGCTGGGAGCGAATACTCTGTCAAAACCACCCCTAATGAAAGTGCGCTTTGCTAATCTAATTCGCAATGCCGCTGCTGCTGATAGCCCAAACGCGAAGGCTGGCGGTCTTCTGGTTGCTTGTAACAGCTTAAACATTTCCCCTTCTTTTGACGATTCTTCTGGGTTCTTTGACCCTGGGACTGCGACATTGTATCCTAAGACAATAAACATTTCGTGTGATTTTGTTGTGCTTCACCAACACGAGCTTGGGTGGGCTACCGAATCAAGATTTAATAGTGATGAATTGTCAGACTTTCCCTTTGGTGGGGTCGATGCTATCGACCCTTCGGCAACCCCTGAGGCTAGGGCAAACGAGGGTGAAGTAGATTTAGAAGATGTCCCTGATGATTCGTCGGGAGAGGGTGTGGAGGCAGAAGTCGATGCTGCCCAAATCGACAGAGCTTTTGAGTCTGGCGGCGTTGGCGCTATCAGTGAAAACGCAGAAATCGGTCTTGGCATCGCCGCCTTGGGTGCCGGAATACTTAGTAGGTAATATAATGTCTAGATATAGTGATAAATCTCCATTCATTAATAACAACGAATTTTACGAAGAGTTCTTCCAAGAGCGTGATGTGAATTTTATTAAGCAATTCCGCTCCGGTAGGCTAGCACATCCCACAGTTGCTCAGCGTGCCACTCTGGAAAGAGTGAGGCACGTTTGGAAGGTTGGCGATAGACTGTATAAGCTTTCAAATCAATACTATGGAGATTCTAGATTTTGGTGGGTTATTGCCTGGTACAATATGAAGCCCACCGAGGGTCATTACAAGCAGGGGGACGTAATTAGGATTCCATTGCCCTTAGATCGGGTTCTGGCTATGTTGAGGATCGGTTAAGATGGCAATCACGATCAGGGAAACAATTGAGCAGCAAATAGAAAGCCAATTCCCAGACCGGGGCTTTACCCAAGAAAGTATCGAAGCTGAAATAGCCTTATTGGTGAGAGAGCTTAATGCATCAAGGGTGCAGCGATATGAGCTTGATAGACCTCGCCGCGATGGGTTTCAATACTGGTTCTTTGTCACAGACACCAATAATTCAGCATATCCTAGACTAGTCATCGATACTTCTCCTGCTATTCAGGCTAGGTATGGCTCAATTGATACGAATTCAGCCGAGAGGGTTCGAAATGCTAGTGTTAATTCATTTGTATATCGCAACCTACCGGACGATACGACACAGGCAGCCATCTTCAACTATGAATTACAGCTTGTTCAATCAAGACCGACAACCCCCGCCGCACGCCAAGCATTAGAAGCTCAGCTGCCAGCCATTGCTCGTGATACCCTGCGGTCTTCTTACAGGGCAGCCGAGTCGGCAATTCTCTCTCCGTCAGCAGTTGATAATCTTGTAACTGGGGAGCAGGGAGCATTAACACGCCTTCTTGCTGCCCAAGGCGCCACTATCGAGGCTGATCCAAGCTTGCGCTTGGCTGGATTAGAATTTAATTGGAGCGGATTGTTTTCTAGTGAAAACTTTTTTAGATCTCGCGATGGCGAACAACTCGATCTTCTAAATTTAGCAAAAATAAACTATAAATGGTTTTATTATTTCGCGCTTTCAGTGGGCGCCTCCCCGACCGCCGCCGCTGCTGCTGCCCAAGCGCAGGCTCGACTCGCAGACTTTGCAGAATTATTTGCTAAGATTAGGATTCATACGTACCTGGTTGAATCTTTCGGTGGAATAGCTTCTGAGCAGCTAGCTGAAATTAGAGGGCAAGAGGAGAACATATTCCCTGTTGCGTCTAGAATTAGCAATCGCGAACAAAGAATAATACTTGAAGATTTTGAAAGTCGTCGCAGGCAGGTATTATCTGATCTTGAAGAGGCAATTGAAAACCAGCCAGGTCTTCCGCCGCCTCCACCAGCTGCTGAGCAAGCGCGCCTAAGAAGATTTGCCGAGCAGTGTTTCTTGCTTGACTATCTAAGAGATTATGCCAAGATCAATCAGACAAGAAATCCAGACTATACGCACCCTACAACAGGGAGACCAGACTTTCATATGCTACACGGAAGAACTGACACAATTGTCAATAAACTTGTGTATAACCCTCAGCTGGCTTTATTCGACAGGATCACGCCCTCTGAATTTTCAGGTCTTGTCCCAACAATCAGACTATACAAGGTTTTCAGCGAGATAAACGCCGATGGTTCAAGGGGAGAAGAGTATTACCAAGAGATTCCATTTAAAGACTCCGTAACAGAAGGTGAGATAACTTCAATGGTTAATAGCGCCTTTGACAGAGGGCAGGGTGTAGGTTTAAAGAGCTTTGACTGGAAGCTAGAAGGGGAAAACCCATTTACTGCTAGAAGAGATATCTTCGGAGAGTTAAAATTATATTTTCAAAGCTTAGACGAGCTTATTAAAGATAGGACAGCTAATGCTCAATATTCCGATGGGCGTATTGAGTCAAAGTCGTTCCGCTACGTTGATCTAGTCAATATTGGTCTAACCCCAGAAGCCGAAGGGGCAAATCTAAACTTTGTCTGGAATCCCGATTATTATAAGATTAAAATTGAAGTTGGCTGGGCTGACCCAACTGGCACCGGAGTGCTAAGCCCACAAATAGAGCAGGCTATTGAGGCTTCTAGGATGACTATGTTCCTAAGCGCTATTGACCATACAATCAATATCAATGATCAGGGTAATGTCGATATGTCAATCGAATACATCGCCTATCAGGAAGCCTCTTATCTGGATGCGGATTCTGACATTCTTTCTGACCAAGAGACGAGAAATAGAAGACTAACCGCCCTGAAAACGATTCAAGATAGAAGAAGGCAGGGCTGCTCCGCAGATCGTCTATCTAAGTTAAGACAAGAATATACACAAATTGTAAGAGGAGAAAATTTTAGAAACTGGAATAGAATCCTCCAAGCAATGTATGACGACAACAGAATCTTCTACACTATGATAGATACGGATGTTCTCGATAGGTATATTAACGATGGGCGCACACAATTCTCTCAACCTCTGTTAGAGAGGGTATTTGGCGCCTCCAACCCAGTAAATGTTCAAACATCCACTACACTCGAAAGCCCTCCTGAGACGTCTAGGGCTCCTAGTGTCTTAGACGGACAACAAATACCAGAAAACGAAGAGCAGTTGAGAACCGCGCTAGCAAACTTATCCTATGATGCAGATCAAGATAAGCACGCGCTTCAATTCTTCTATTTTGGCGACCTATTACAGATGGCTCTCAAAGAGGTCAATACAAGCACGGAAGCCACCGAAGAAGCAATCAGCTCTCGTGCCAAGACAGACAAAGATCTTCAAATTCTATTGGGACCGATTTCATACGCTGAAACAGTGGGCTCTGATGACGATGCTAGAACAATCTTACTATATGACATAAACCTTGCAGATATTCCTATATCTGTAAATTACTATATTGATTGGTTTTTAGGATCTGTAATCGCACAAGAGCGAACAATTTATCCGGTATTAAACTTTGTGCGGGACGTGGCTAGCAACCTCATCAGCAATATGATGCGCTCACAGTGCCACGGCTTGTCTAATGTTGAGCGAGAGAATCTCCAACTAAGAACAAACTTCTTCGCCGCCAAGGGGGAAGACCCTCTAAACTTGGCGAAAAATGTATTACCCAAGAGGCGCGCTGGGGAAATAGCCATCTCTGGTCCAAGAGACCCCGAGCCTGGTGTTCTAGTTGAGCCAATTATCGAAGGAACAGAGACGAGAATAGATATCGATAAAGACTTTCAATCAGATTCAGGGGTGCTTCCGCTGATCCCCCCAAGACGCCAGCAAAGGGCAACAAACTATATGCTTCTTTATGCTATGGCACCTGGCACCACGGAAGAACTAAAAGGAAATGAGTTCCCAATTACCAACCCAATATCTGATCCCGGCGATAGATCCAGAGGGATATATCACTTTGGTATAGCAAAAGACCGTGGTATTCTACAATCAATTAAGTTTGATAAGACAGATCTTGCTGGTCTTCGCGAGGCTCGTTTTGAAAACAGCTTCTTGAATCAGCTAACAGGTTTGGCAATATTATCCAATGTATATGATGTAGAGATTAAGTGCGCAGGAAACACAATGTTTTATCCTGGGATGAAGATATACATTGATCCTCGTGGTTTGTCACCAGGCATCGGAAACCCAGCAGTCCAGTCAAGCGCAGCCAGTATTCTAGGTATCGGTGGATACCATACAATTTTCAAAGTCAGATCATATATAGAATCAGGGAAGTTCGAGACAACCATCAATGCGATATATGAATCTTCTGGTCAAAGGCTAGTAAGTCCCGGCGCCCAGCCCGGCGCAGAAAATCAAGAAGAGTGCGATGAAAGCGTATTCGACAATGTCTCTTTGGTAAGAGAGGAGTAGTAAATGGCTGTTTTTAATGGAAAAAACAATCTAAACACAAAAGATCTTTTTTATCAAAGGTTAAATTATTCCGTCAATGCTTTCCCAAAAGAAGCGTTCCCACAACCCATAACAGACTTTCAGTTTTCAGAACAAATAATGTACGGTAGGATTACCAAATCCCACATACCAATAGTCTTGAACAATTCTAACTTAGCCAATCTAAGAACGCAGACCGTGGGGCAAGGCGCGCCTCCTTTGAGGGCAGTCAATTTTGTTGTTGATGCTTTTGAGGCTATGGTGCTAGACTTCAAGAAAGCTGGATTTGCTGGAAAGCTTGACAATACAGATCCAGTGTTGTATGATATATCAGCACAAAGGGCATATCTCGATCCAGATACCAGATATCGTCAATATATTGAGAGCCTACGAAACCTTTTCTATAACTCATATCTGACTCGTGATCGTCTTGCGCAAATTAAAGATTTTGATTCTTTCTTGCCATTCTTCTTTGAATTTATGAACACAATGTCCGAAGTTGATTGCATCACGAGATCTTCATTTATCACCAGCACTTATTGCAACCCACTTGTTTCTGGATTGGCAATTTACATAGCCAAGATAGATGCCTCTGATGATTCTAAGAAGGAAGAGTTCATTAGAAGTAAGAATTTTAATTTCTATAAGACAGCTGCTGCGAAGCACGGATTTCTCATCGATAAGAACGCCCCTTGGAAGTTGATAGCAAACATAGGGAGCCAAGAGATGCAGCGCTATGCAGCTGCTTATGGAATTAATTCAGAAGACGAGATATTAAACTTCTATTACCAGCCGGCTTATCTTTTAGATGTTGATGACCTACAAGAACGCGCCTTGGTTTTCTATAATGACCTAGTAATAAACAACCCCAGGACTAGAACAGTGAATAATGCTGGGCAAACCAATATTGTTTGCCGAAGTCTCACAACGCCAGAGAGAGTGGTTGAAGGCTATGACCAGACTTATTGGCTTGACAAATATATAGACATAAAGTATAATGAACTTCGAAAGCCCGGAAGCGTAGGTAAAATCGTAAATCTGAAAAAAGAAGTCGCCTCAATCGAGAGGGTGGGGACAACCACAGATTCTCTAAATAGGATTAACGTTGAGCTTCGTGGGTTTGATAATTATGATGGTTCATTCGCCAAAAAGCTTGGCAAATTTGAATTTCTACAAACAGGTATCCAATCTAAGCCGACATATTAATGCTATTCCAAACGCTTGATAACAAAGAAGAGTGTGTCGGCGTCTATTGTGACAATGAGTTGCATTTTGACGCTATTCCCGAGGGTTTAACGCACACTTGGAATTATTCTGCTTTCCTTCGTGACAGGGAGGATATGGAGTATGCTTTTCTATATGCCCAGAAGCCCCTAGAAGACGCCTGTCCGCGTCATCTCGCCCAAGAGTGGGAAACCATTAACGGAAGGATGAAGGCGTTCCTACGTGCCTTTACGGCGGCTAAAATAGACCTTACCGAAAACTGCTTCTTTGACCTTGTAAATGAGCGCTTCCTGCGGGAGTATTGCGAGGCACGAAACAAAATTGCAGAGTATGTTTTCGACAATTATCACAAGCCCGAAAATTATGATTTTCTAGTGGCTTTGACAAAGGTCTTGCACGACATCAAGCACCGAAAGGTCCAAGTGGATCCCTGGGCTCTTCGAGACCTAATGCATCAGAAGCGAACAAGAGACTTCGCAAAAAAGTTAAGCCAGATTTCACTTTCGTGCGACTACAACATTTTCGGAACAAAGACTGGTCGGCTGACCACAAAGAAGAACAGCTTTCCAATCCTGACGATGGACAAGAAGTTTCGCAAGGTTGTGAGCCCGACGAACGACTGGTTTGTTTCTCTTGACTTCAATGGTGCAGAGTTGCGCACATTCCTGGCTCTATCTGATATGGAGCAGCCTGAGTTTGATGTGCATGAATGGAACAGGCAGAACGTCTATCGCGGCATTGGGACGAGGGACGAGGTCAAGGAAAGATTCTTTGCGTGGCTTTACAACCCTAAGTCGCAGGATTATTTGACCGACCGCGCCTACGACAAAGGGGCTGTAATGGAGAAATATTGGCATAAAGGCGCCATTACCAATCCATTTAACAGAACCATACCAGCCGACGAGCATCACGCTATGAGTTATCTTATTCAGAGCACTTGTGCAGATGTGGTGCTTCGACAAATGATTACGTTGGACAGTTTTTTGAAGGATAGGGAATCATTTGTTGCATTTTGCGTCCATGACGAGGTCGTTTTGGATGTAACTAATAGCGAGTGTAGGCTAATCAATCAAATGGTTAAACATTTCTCAAATACTGTTTTAGGAAAGTTCGGAGTTAATGTAAAATACGGTAAGAACTATGGGGATATGAGAAAATGGAAACTATAATTGGTTTAGGGCAGGCTGGGTGCGCAATCGCTGATAGGTTCGCCAAGTATCCTCAGTATGAGGTTTATAAGATGGATGTAGGCTTAAAGAGAACACCCAGGACATATGGGCTGAAAGATCTAAGCAACCCAGAAAAATACGAAGAATCGGTTGGAAGCTTAAAAACCTTTTTCAAGAATATAGAAGGGGGCGTGCTTTTTGTTGTAGGTGGCAGTGGAGCTATATCTGGGGCTTCTCTGAGGATCTTAGAGCAGCTGAAAAAGCACGAGACCCACGTATTATACATCCACTCAGACCCAGAGCTTTTGGGTGAAACTGCTAGAATGCAGCAGAGGCTGACATTTAACGTGTTCCAAGAGTATGCGCGCTCTGGAATCTTGAATTCAGTGATTTTGGCTGATAATGCCTGCCTTGAAGAAATCCTTGGAGACCTACCAATAATTGGCTTTTATGACAAGCTAAATGAATTACTTGTCCCTACTATGCATATGGTCAATGTCCTCCGTCACGGCAGCAGTGTTATGGACAATATTTCTCCCCCACACGAGATAAGCCGTATCATATCATATGGTCTTGTTGATTTTGAAAGTGGAGAAGAAAAGTTATTTTTTAGTCTTGACAACGTTCGGGAAAAAGTGTATTATTACGCTATCAATGAGAAAAAGTTGAGAGAGCAAGGGAATATCCACAAAAAGGTCATAGCACAGGTAAAAGAAAACGCCAAAAATACTAAGACCACGTATGGGATATATCCCACTCAATATGATCAGGACTACGTTTATTGCGTAGCTTACAGTTCAATCATTCAAGAAAAATAGTTCTTGACATCCACCCCCCATTTTGATATAATCAATGGCAGAAGTCGGGAAGATTCGCTCGGCTTACTCTAACCAATAAAGGAAAAAATAATATGGGAATCAATCTAGATAAGATGCGAGCAAAGCTCGCGGCAGTGCAGAACAATGGAGATAGCTCTCGGAGTGCTTTTTGGCGTCCGAACGACGGCAACCAGACTATTCGTGTGGTGCCTACCGAAGACGGCGACCCCTTCAAGGAGGTCTATTTCCACTATAATGTGAGCAAGGGTGGCATTCTATGCCCTAAGCGTAACTTCGGGGACAGCTGCCCCATCTGTGACTTCGCGTCCAATCTATGGCGTGAGGGAGCCGACACTAACGACGAGTCGTCCAAGAAGCTCGCAAAGAGCCTCTTTGTCCGACAGCGTTTTTTCAGCCCGGTTCTTGTCCGTGGCGAGGAGACCGATGGCGTTCGTTGGTGGGGTTATGGCAAGACTGCCTATGAGAGTCTGCTGAATCTAGTTCTTAACCCAGATTACGGTGATATCACTGATACTGATGAGGGGACTGACCTTGTGCTTAGCTACGGCAAGCCCGCTGGTGCTCAGTTCCCGCAGACGAAGCTGCAACCTCGTCGTCGCTCTTCACCCCTCTCTGAGGATACGGATACGACGACGATGTATCTGAATTCTATTCAGGACATTATGGAGCTTTTCGAGCGCAAGACCCCGCAAGAGGTCGAGCAGCTTCTGGAGGAATTCATTTCCGGCGGTGTTGATGCGGAGAGCAACTCTACGGAGACTACTCGGTATTCAAACAACAACGCTGACTCGGTGGATAACGCATTCAACGAGCTAATGAATGCCTAAGACCCCACTCCGGTATCCGGGTGGTAAGTCCCGTGCTGTAAAGCACATTCTGCCACTCATCCCCGAGGACATAACGGAGCTTTGCTCTCCGTTCCTCGGGGGTGGGTCGGTGGAGCTTGCTGTTGCTGCGAGAGGGACACCGGTCTATGCTTACGACATCTTCGAGCCGCTTGTGTGGTTCTGGAATGCTCTGCTCACAGACCCGCAGCGCTTAGCCACAGATGCCGACGCTTATAGACTTTTTCATTTTGACTATGGTTGTGACCGAGGGCTGCATAAGCGCGACTTTATTCGACTTCGCAATGAGTTGCGAGATGCAACAGAGTTTTCTTTTCTAAACGCAGCCAAGTTCTACGCAATCAATCGCAGTAGCTTTTCAGGAGCCACGTTCTCCGGAGGCTACTCAAAGCGCGCATCTTACAAGCGCTTCACTGACAGTTCCATTGAGCGCGTCCGAAACTTTCGAGAGCCCAACATAATTGTTAATTGTGAAGATTTTAAAACCTCGATTAACAAGCACCCCGACGCATTCCTATATTGCGACCCGCCATACCTGCTTGGGGAAGACAGGGACAAGCTATATGGTGACCAGGGTAGCACGCACGCAGGCTTTGATCACAGAGCCCTCTATGACATCCTTAGCCAGCGTTCTGGCTGGGTCCTGTCCTATAACGACTGCGAGGAAATCCGAGACCTCTATAATAATTATGAAATCCGCGAAGCCGAATGGGCTTACGGAATGAAAAATGTTGGAGGGAAAAAGATGGGTAAGTCCTCAGAGATACTAATTAAAGGATAATGCAAATGAAGACTCTCTTAGAAAGCTTTAATACCTTCCTCTCCGAAGAGAAGGGTGACAACCTTAAAATTGCTATTCAAGCCATCGAGAACGAGGGTTATGAATATGAACTTATTAGAGGTGGTAACACCATCAGAGTCCTAGACGATAACCGCGTCGATGTTATGGACAAGATGGCTCGAATGTTGCAACCTCTTGGATATGTCCATCAGGACGATGGCTCCACACTTGGCAGACTACAACTAGTTGATCGCCAAGATGGGTCAGTATATATCGTATTTAAGCCAAAGAGTCGCACCAGAGCCGCAACAGCGGGTATGGATTTTGAGGAATCCCTAGCTGAGTTACTAAGGTCAGTCGGTTTAGGCGCCAAAACAGCTGGCGCTGGTCACGGAAGCGACCTTACAATAACGGGCACCAATGGTGATACCAATATTGAGGTAAAGACCGCTCTATCGGCAGACTTCGGACAATTCAGGGCACAATACAATCCTACTCTGCGAAGCTGGGAGTCCCGCAGGACCCCAGGGTTCGTTAAAAACGAGGGCATATTCAAGCCCCTGTTCGATAACCTGTTATTGCCATATCTAAATGAAAACTGCGTGTTGCCCCTTGGAGACGAGCGCCTTCGCGAAGATAAGAATGATAAAGTTGTTGGCATCAAGCCATCACCGACCACAGGTGAATTAAAGAGGCAACTTCAATCTGAATGGTTTGATGGCAAGACAGATTATAAGGTTGATTTTGATTTTGCAACAATCGCCAATTACTATGCCGACAAGGGTGATGAGTATATTCAGATTGGCAGAAAAGGTTTGTATGCCTTGAATGAAGAAGCAGCTGAGCGCCTTGGTGTTCCGCTTTTCTCTAACAGTGGTTTGCAAGCTTATGTTCGCTTCCGTATTAAGCCTCATATGGGCGAGAACGGAACGCACAGTTTCACCGTCGCGATTAAACTCAAAGGCACCTTGGTGCCTTCCAATAAGTCTCTGCTGAATCCGGCAGATGTTGAAGAAATTAAGAACATTCTTTCTTGAATTTCCTAGCACCCTGTGCTATAATAAAACAAACTAAAACGAGGTAAAAATGGCTAGAACTGCGAAAGCCAAGACAGGAAAGCTGTCTTTGGCGGATATGAGAAATCTTATTAATAAGAAGGCGGGTATGAACGTTGCCCACGACCTAACAGAAGAAAACCCAACCGAAGTAAAGGACTGGATTCCGACCGGCTCACGATGGCTGGATTCCATCATCTGCCGAGGAAA